AACGTCCACTACCTGCTAGACGGCATCAAGGCTTTCAAGCCCGCAGAAGCCATTACCCTGCACGCCAATTCGGCAACCACACCCGTGGTACTGACACCTGCCGGCGTGGATGGTGTAACTTATCTGGTAATGCCTGTGCAAATCAAAGGGTAAAACGGTGGCGAAAAAAAGCACCAATGTGGAGATCGACGAGCGGATTAACACCGTTTACGATCTCCTGTTGCGTGCTTACAGCCGTACACAAATCGTTCGATACTGTGCGGAGCACTGGAATGTTGGCGAGCGTCAAGCCGAAAATTACATGGCCCGCGCTCGCCAACTCCAGCAGCTTGATGCAGAGTTAGAACGCCCGCAGTGGCTGGCTTCTGCTATCTCAAGGCTGCAGGACTACGAGCGGCTTGCACGCGATAAAGGCAACCTCAGCATTGCAATCAAAGCGCTAGAAGACCAAGCCAAGCTGTTGCGGTTTGAGATCTCGTAAACTGGCGCATGAGCCGATAGCACCATGGCACGCCGCTACACCCGCGACAACCGAGGCAGGTTTTCCAGCACTGGCGCTACAGCGCGTGGTGGTCGCCTGCGCACTGCTGCAGGTAACAAGCGTGCAACCCAGACCACAAAACTGAGCGGCGGCAAGGCTAGCGGCACCATTAGCAAGCCCAAGGGATTAAAGCCAGGCGCCATCAAAGCCAAGCCTCAAGTATCGAGCGGAAGGCAAGCGGCAACGGATCGCTTAAAGGTCAAGACACAAACGCGACGTGCAATGCGCGCTGATCGCGGTTCAGTCGTCACGCCAGGTCAACGCAGCAGGCTTGAGGCTGGCAGAGGTGCGACGATGGCTGGCGCACGCCCCGCGTCTACTGTCGCAAAACCGCGCACTACAGGTAACACCAAACAGCAAGTGGCGAGCCGCGTTGAGCGGAAGCTTGCGGCAGAGCGGGCAAGAATGAATATCATTAACCGCGCCGAACGTGTTGGTGCAACACAAGGCAATCAGCGTGAGCGGTCATACAAGCGCCAAGCAACACTTGAGCGGGCGCAAACATTCCTTAAAACCGGTAAGCTGCCGGGCAAGGACAACTCAATCGCTGCGCAACGCAGCATGAGGCAAGCCAAGGAACGCCTTGCCGCCAAGAATGCTGCACGCGCTGCCGCGCTCAAGCCTGCAGCAACAACACGCAAGGAACAGCTTGCGGCAGGCGCTCAACGCCGAAATGCGCAAGCAGACCGCATTGATGCAAAAGTGAAGGCGTTAGAAGGTCAGTACAGAAGCAAGGACGCGGCTTTCTATACCCAAGGCGCAAAACCAGCAGGACGCGATCGTATGATTGCAAAATCACAACAGGCAGCGCAATTGCGAGAACAGTCGGCAGCATTACGCACTAAGGCTGCAAATGCTGAAAAGATGTCTACACAAACCAAAGGAACTGCTGCAAGTAAAAAGCAAGAGCGCCGAAATGATTTTGATGCTGCCGGCTACAAAGTTGGCGATACAGTTACAACTAGGCAATATGGCACGCAAAAAATTACTAAGATAAGCAAAAATTCTGTTAGCTTTGACAAAGGGAATACTCAAGATAAGGCTTTTATGGCGAATTATTTGCAATTACAGGCAAAACCAGCTAACCCCGCTTCAACTGCCAGGCAGGGCGCACCCAAGCCTGCTAGGTCGCGCTCTGTTGTTGGCAGGATTGACGGTGCCAAGGCTGATCGCATCATTCAGCGCCATGATGCAATGCGCCCCGGACTAAGACCGGCAACTGGCTCAAAGGCTAGATCGATGAACTCAATCAACACCTTCTTGCGTGCTAGAAAGTTCTTGCTTGAGCCCAGTCGCAAAGTTGCCAAGAAAGGCGAAACTATTTCTGGTCAAGAATCTATCCGTCGCGCCGTTGCTGGCGCATCCAAAAAGGCACGCAAACGCAAATGACCAAGCCTGAAGCCACCGCTGTAGGCCGCCTGCTCAAGCCCAAGGGCAATGAGCCCCGTATTTACAAAGTGATTGCCATCAAGCCTGACGGCAGCTCGAAGACTATTATCGACAAACCCGCATGAGCCTGCTTGCCGGCATTGTTGAACCCGGCAAGCTGCTTGGGTTTATGGATGTTGCCACGCAGGAAGACACGGGCGACCTGATCCAACGCATCCGCGCTGACCTGCATCCAGGGCAGCTTGCATTTGTTGATGATGCTGCCACGCAGATCATTGGTATCAGCGCCGGTTATGGCGCCGGCAAGACACGTGCGCTGTGCGCTAAGGCGGTGATGCTGGCCGCGGCCAATCAAGGTTTCATCGGTGCAGTAATGGAGCCGACCGGCCCGCTGATCCGTGATATCTGGCAGAACGATTTCGAGAACTTCCTAGAGGCATACGACATCCCATACACCTTTAGGGCTAGCCCATTGCCGGAGTACATGCTGCACCTACCAGGCGGCGATACCAAGATCCTGTGCCGCAGTTTCGAGAACTGGTCGCGCATCATCGGCTTGAACCTTGCATGGGTGCTGGCTGATGAGATCGACACTGTGACGCCATCCATCGCCAACAAGGCATTCCCCAAGATCCTTGGCCGCTTGCGTGCTGGTAACGTCCGGCAGTTTGGTGCTGCCAGCACACCAGAGGGCTTCCGCTGGATGTGGAATACTTTCGGCAGTGAGGAAGCGCAAGGACGCGCGGATCGCAAGCTGATCAAGATGCGATCGGCTGATAACCCACATCTGCCGCCAGACTTCATCGAGCGGCTGGAAGCCAACTACGACCCCAACCTGCTGCGGGCGTATCTGGATGGTGAGTTCGTTAACCTCACCACTGGCACCATCTACGACCGCTTCAGCCGCGATAAGCACGTGGTATCAGAGCTGCCGGACCTAGACCGCGAGCCGTTGCGCATCGGCGTTGATTTTAACGTTGGCAACATGTCCGCTATCATCGGTGTCCGCACCGGCAGCAGCCTGCTAGTGATAGATGAGATCAGTGGTGCCCATGACACGGACGCATTGGCGCAGGAGATCCAAGCGCGTTACCCGCAGCGGCGTATCTACATCTACCCCGATGCTTCAGGCGGCAACCGCAGCACCAATGCAAGCCAAACCGACATCCAGATCTTGGAGTCCTACGGCATGTCAAACCAATCACCGCGGGCAAATCCTCCCGTCCGTGATCGCGTGGCTGCTGTTCAGGCTTTGTTGGAAAACGGCAAAGGACAAGTCAGGCTTACCATCCACCAGCGCTGCAAACGGTTGATCGAATGTTTAGAGCTGCAGTGCTACACCGACAAGGGCGACCCTGACAAGGATGCCGGGCATGACCACATGAATGACGCATTAGGCTATCTCGTGTGGCGTGAGTTCAACCCACTCCATGCCGGCGCTGGACGCAGCACGGGTATTCGCTTGTACTGATCATGTACACAGGCTTCAATAACTACGACCGTCCAATTGCACAGCGTCGTGTTACCCGCGTGCAAGATGCCAACACGGCATGGTATGCACAAGAAGCGCATTGGATCCTGATCGAGGATCTACTGCAAGGCACCTACGGGATGCGCAAGAAGCATCGCCGGTATCTGCCGCAGGAGCCGCGCGAGCTTGATGAGTCCTACGACAACCGACTAGCACGCAGCGTCGTGCCGCCGTATTACCAACGCCTGGAGCGGATGCTGGCTGGCATGTTGACGCGCAAGCCCGTAAGGCTTGACGACACTGCCGACATCATCCGTGAGCAGTTGTTTGATGTTGACCTACAAGGTAATGACCTCAACGTCTGGACCTATGAAACAACCCGCAAGATGGTCCGTTATGGCCACGTTGGTGTACTGGTGGATGCACCTGCTAATGGCGGTAGACCCTACTGGGTGACATATACACCACGGCAAATCCTTGGCTGGCGTGCTGAGCAGCAAGAAGGCCGGCAGGTGCTAACGCAACTGCGACTGGCTGAGATGGTCACTGTGCCAGATGGTGAGTTTGGCGAGAAGGCAGTGGAGCAAATCCGCGTGCTGACGCCAGGTGAGTTCCAACTGCACCAAAAGCAAGACAACGGTGAGTTTGAAATCATCGACGAAGGCCGCACCAGCCTTAGCGAGATTCCGTTCAGCGTTGCCTATGCGCAGCGCCATGGTTACATGGAGTCACGCCCGCCGCTGGAGGATATCGCCGAGCTGAACCTGAAGGCGTATCAGATCCAATCGGACCTGGACAATCAGCTCCACATCTCAGCCGTGCCGATGCTGGCATTCTTTGGTTTCCCGTCTGCTGCAGAGGAAGTCAGCGCTGGACCCGGTGAAGCGATTGCATTCCCAGCAGAAGGGCGCGCTGAGTACATCGAACCTGCTGGCCGCAGTTTTGATTACCAGTTCAAGCGGCTAGAGCAACTGGCAGCGCAGATCAATGAGCTTGGTTTGTCTGCAGTGCTTGGCCAGAAGCTATCCGCTGAAACCGCCGAGGCAAAGCGCATTGACCGCAGCCAAGGTGACAGCACCATGATGGTAATTGCGCAAAACGTGCAGGACATGATCGACAACTGCTTGCAGTTTCATGCGCAGTACATCGGCAGCAGCACTGCGCCAGGCAGCAGCTACGTTAACCGCGACTTCCTTGGCACGCGCCTTGAACCACAGGAAATCCAATCCCTGCTGCAGCTTTACACCGCTGGCACCATCACGCAGGAGACTTTGCTGCGTGAGCTTGCCGAAGGCGATGTCCTAGGCGACGAC